CAGAACCTCAAGACGATCTTCAACAAGGTCCTGGACGAAGAAATCTCCCTGCGCGAAGGCTCGGAGGTCAAGAAAGTCTCCAAGGCGGAAGCGCTCGTGCGCGGAATGGTCGTCGGTGCGCTGAAGGGCGACCAGCGGAATCTCCTGATGCTCTTCCGCGTCGCAGAACAAACGGGTCAGTTTGAAGATAAGGGAGCAGATATCACAGAGATCCGTCGCGTCGTCGTGAGGTGGAAGGGAGATGATGACGAGACCGAAACGGAGTACTGAACCGGCTAAGCGCGATTCCCTGGCAAGAGGCAAGTCTACAGGGAAGGTGCTCTGGCCGGCCGATCGGGTGGAGACATGGCCTGTCGATCGATTGATTCCCTATGCCCGCAATGCCCGAACCCATGACGAGCAGCAGGTTGCCCAGATCGCGGCCTCCATCAGAGAGTGGGGTTGGACCAATCCGGTACTGGTTGGAGAGGATGGCACCATCATTGCCGGCCATGGCCGTGTTCTGGCAGCCCGCAAGCTTTCTATTGCTGACGTGCCTGTGATGGTCGCCACCGGCTGGACCGAAGCACAAAAGCGCGCCTACACCATTGCTGATAACAAGCTGACCTTGAATGGCGGTTGGGACCAGGATGTCCTTGCCCTTGAGTTCGGCGAATTGGAGGTGCTCGGTTTCGACCTTGACCTGATTGGCTTCTCCGAGGATGAGCGAGCGTCGCTGGCAGCTCGAATGAACGAGGGCCTGTCAGACCCCGATGCCGTGCCGGACATGCCGATCGATCCCCTGACCAAGCCGGGCGATCTGTGGGTCTTGGGTTCTCATCGGCTGATTTGTGCTGACAGCACGTCCCGAGACGATGTGGCGCGATTGCTCAACGGAACCAAGCCGCATCTGATGGTGACGGACCCTCCTTATGGCGTGAGCTACGACCCGGCCTGGCGCGCCCGGGCTGGCGTGAATCTCAATCCTCGCAAGCTGGGCAAGGTTGCCAATGATGATCAGGCCGATTGGCGGGAAGCGTGGGCGCTCTTTCCGGGATCGGTTGCCTACGTCTGGCATGCGAGCCTCCACACGAGCGAGGTAAAGCTTTCCCTTGAGGCGTCCGGCTTCAACCTGCGCGCCCAGATTATCTGGGCCAAGGATCGCTTCGCATTCAGCCGGGGCCACTATCACTGGCAGCACGAGCCCTGCTGGTACGGCGTCCGCGGCACCGCCACCGCCCATTGGACGGGCGACCGCAAGCAAACCACCGTGTGGACCATCCCGGCGCGGGATGACGACGGGCACGGTCATGGAACCCAAAAGCCGGTCGAATGCATGCGCCGGCCAATCGAGAACAACTCGTCGCCGGGGCAGGTGGTCTATGAGCCCTTCAGCGGCTCTGGGACTACGATCATCGCTGCCGAGATGACGGGCCGCTCCTGCTACGCCGTCGAGATCGATCCGGCATATGTCGATGTGGCGATTAAGCGATGGCAGGACTTCACCGGGCAGGCTGCCAGGCTGGAGGGATCAGGCCGGTCATTTGCCGAGTTATCGGCCGAGCGCCAGGCTGAGAGTGCGGCCTGATGGGGCGGCGGGCCCACAAGCCAGACCCCGCGATGCGCCGGCAAGTCGAGGCCATGGCCGCCTATGGCATTCCGGAGATCGATATTGCCAGGGTCGTCGCGATCGATCCGAAGACGCTCCGCAAGCACTACCGCGATGAATTGGACATGGGCGAGACAAAGGCCAACGCCCAGGTCGCGGGGTATCTCTTCAACTCAGCAAAGAATGGCAACGTCACGGCCCAGATATTCTGGCTCAAGACCCGCGCGAAATGGCGCGAAACGCCCGTCGAGCTGAAGCATTCCGGAGCCATAGGCAGGAAGGATCTTGTCGAGTACACCGATGCGGAACTCATGAGCATTGTTTGCTCGGCAGCCGGCGACTTCACTTCGACGGTCCCGCCGAGCAGCTCGACTGAGCCAGAGCGAAACGATGTCCGCGGCTTCCTGCAGCTGGTGGCCGGCGGCAATTACCGGCCAAAGGAATGAGCCGCAGACGCAAGGCCACGCCAAGGGATCTGGCCGAGGAAATCGTACGGCGAGCAAATGCCTCCAGTCAGAGTGGGATCGTCGGATATGTCGTTCGGCTAAGCGATCCGCCGGCGCCCGGTGAACTCATCCAACTAGCGGCGTGCCGCATACTTCGTCAGCCAATTGCGATCATGCCGGCCGTGTGCGCATCCGTCGAGGAATGGGTGGAGCGTTATGGCCGCCTTAGCATTTGATAGGCTCGATACCTAAGTGCGATAGCAAGGACGACAGGTCTGGGATTTCTAAGTCGGGCCTCTCGGTCAGCAGCCGCGCGGAGCGACCGCGCCGGCGAACCCAAACGGTGGCGCAGCCAAGCCGTCGCGCGGACGGGACCTCCGTAACGCCTTCTGCTACATGCGCAACCTGATGGCCGGCAATCCTGAGACGTGCGAGCGCCAGTTCGAAGATAGCCACGTCCGGCTTGTAGCAGCGCGCTTCCTGCGAGGTGACGACGGAATCGAAGGATACCCCGAGCAGCGCGCCAGTAGGGGCAAATAGATCGTCGTCAATGTTGGAGATCACAGCGAGCCTATAACGCCTCTTCAAGGCGCGCAGCGCGCGTACAGTGTCGGGAAACGGTTGCCATGATCCGACAGACGCAGCGAGGGCGCCTCGCTCGGCGTTGCCGACCGGGAAGTCGAAGCGTTGGCCGAAGCCCTCGACCACGTTAACAAGCACCGAGCGATATGATCTATAGGGCGGCTCACACAGGGGTGCTTCCAGGTCTTGGAAGGCCGCAATGATTTCGTCGTCCGACTGTGTAATCCCAAATCGAGCCAACAACGGTCTCAGCACCTCAATGACGCCTGCTTCCCAGTCAATCAGCGTGCCATAGCAATCGAACGTTAGAGCGGATAGGTCATGGAGATCGTCTTGGAACGTTGATTCAGGAACTTTGATTTCATGCCCGTATTCAATTGTCATGAGAGAATTCCATTTCAGCTCCGAAATTTTGCTCCAAGAGGTCGTCGTGACCCACTTGGCCACGGGTCATTTGTATCGCTTTCCTATCCTGCCCAACGGCACTGCTTCTTTAAACGGCGCTCGCATTGAAGAGAGGCCGGGATCGACGATAAACGCCAAGAAGTTCCTGTTCGAAGCGCACGATGTAGCAAGGATTACGGTGCGTCGCGCGAACGGTTTGCGCCGAACCTAGATTGAAAATTCCACTATTTGCAGACTAGAAGGACCGGGCCACCGACAACGCCGATTGCTCATCGTTTTCCAGCGCGATCTTTTGAGCTAGCAGAACGTCCCCAATGGGCAAGTTTTCGTAGGGTACAAAACACCAGCGGGTTACAGTGCGCTCAAAGCGGTCGAGCTCACAAATATTGCTCGATGAACCATTCCTGATCCTGTAACGGCGGCCGCTATGACTACCTACGACGTCGAAGTATCCGCGCGTATCGAACTGCTCCCTTTGAGCGGCCGATAACCACCTTCGCATCAGTTTTAGGCTGCGCCGATCCGGCTCCCTCGCGAGGCCGGCGTAACTGAACCATTCCCAAGTCCTGCGAACGGTGCGCCAAAAACGAACGCGGTTGACTGGGAGTGCCCGACTTGACATTAGCCGCCTACCAACCGCGGGAAGAACAACGTCTCCTGCGCGGTCGGGTCAAAGGAGCGAACGATCTTGGAAGACCCATCCTGGCTGCGTACGGCCGCCGTGTAGCCCTGTTCAGACAGCTGCCTGAATCTTTCTTTTGCCTCGACCAACGAGCGTTCATCCGATGCATCGTACCAGTGTCGGCTGTCGCCGCTGTGGTCCATTACCAACTGAACAGGCATGGCGTTTCTCCCGAGTGCGATCTTTTACACTCAAGCACCGATGGCATCGGATCGTTCCAATTCTAAACCTTTGCTGATCAGCCAAGCCACCTGAAGGCGAAGCCGTCGTGCCTAGCTGGTTTGTGCTCTCGCGTTGATCGCATCGGCGGACCACGTTGCACCGCAAGAGATACTTCTTTCGGCCAATCGCCGCTTGTTCATGAACCTAACAGGACGGCATCAGCGTTGCTGTCTCGGGCGACTAAAGAAACCGAAGAGGCTAAAAATGTGCATTCGTAATATGGTCTTTGGCGCCGCAAGCGCCTTGGTCCTGGCGTCACCGGCTGTCGCATCCGATCTGCCCGTGGCTCCTTACACCAACGTGCCCAGCTACGAGCGGCATACCCACACGTACGAGTACCGAAGCGAGCCCCGAGTCGTCGTCGAGGAGGCGGTCCCAGTAGTCAGGGAGACGGTGGTGGTTCGCCGGCCCGTTGTAGTAGCGCCGCCGCGGGTGGTGGTCGAAGAGGTTCCTGTCTATCCAGCACCGCGCGCTTATGCGTATGCAGGCCCCCGCGGGCCTTATCGATGGGGTCATCGACACCACTTCCATGGAGGGTGGTAGCAGACCAAACCGGCTAGGGTATGGCCGGCGAAGACAAGTCGAGCGAACAAGATGCTTGCAGGTCACGTCGGCTGCGCTGACCTGCTTTCTTTCGCGTGCCCGCTGGTGGAGTGAGCTGCTCGGCTGTGCTGGTGCAACATGAAAACAGCAACAAAAGTGCTCCACTTTGCCCTACGACCACAGGCCATACGGTGGTATGCCCTTTGGTCATGGAGCGGGCGATTGCATACCTCAGGGTTTCTACGCAACGACAGCACCGCTCCGGCTTAGGCCTGGATGCCCAACGTGCCGCCATTGAGCGTTTTGCCGTCAACGAATCCCTTCAGATCATTGCGGAGTACATAGAGGCCGAAACCGGGAAGGGCAGTGATGCGCTCGACAGACGGCCCCGCCTGGCCGCAGCGTTGGCCGCTGCGAAGGCAGCGAAGTGCAGCGTAGTTGTTGCCAAGCTCGATCGCTTATCGCGCGACGTGGCCTTTGTGGCCGGCCTGATGGCTCAACGTGTTCCCTTCATCGTTGCCGAGCTGGGTCGGGATGCCGATCCCTTTATGCTCCACCTCTATGCGGCGCTAGCCGAGAAGGAGCGGCGGCTCATATCGGAGCGCACAAAGGCGGCGTTGGCCGCCAAACGGGCACAAGGAACGACTCTAGGCAATCCGCGAAATCTGGGAGAGGCAGGCGATCTGGGTCGAGCCGCCTTGATCGCGGGGGCCGACGACTTTGCTCAACGGCTGATGCCAGTTCTGCAGGCGGTTCAATCCGAGGGCGCTGATACGCTCAGATCGATAGCCGAAGCGCTTAACCGTCGAGGCGTCAAATCTCAGCGCGGCGGGACCTGGTATCCGTCCGCAGTCGCCAATCTTCTGGCCCGATCCGCCGCCTTTTTATAGGCGGGATATTTCGAGATCGCGCTCGCCCGACAAACCGCAGTATTGCAAGCATGCAAAGATACATGATGCTTCCCCGAATGATGGCTTCGGCGGTCCCGATCCCCGGCACGAATACGGACTGCCGATCTACGGAAAAGCTCATTGGCGTTGCTCCATCGCTGAATCAATTTCGGACGCCGATTTCGCTGGCTTAGGCGGAACTTCACTGGATGTGTGGATGGCTTTTCACCGGGCTGACTAACGCCGGCGGATGCCCGAGATATCGTGAGTCTTTGCCTTCACGAGCTGCAGGTTCGGAAATGGGCAGCCTATTTTGCGCGCTTTATCTTTCACCGTGGAGACCGCCCGACCAAGGGCGATTGCTGCACGATAGGGTGAGGCGCCAGCCGCAACCAAACCCTTTAGCTTTTCATAGTCTGCTTCGGTCCAACTGCTCTTTGTCCGCCGCATCGCAGCGCCTAAAAGCGCCCCGGACAACCCGGGGCGAGTATGCTTCACTAGCATTGCTCGTGGCAACTTACCGAACAAGCTGGGTTGAAGGGTCTAGTTCCCTTCGGTCGTTTCGCTCGTCTCTAACGCTGCGAACGGATGTTCAAAATTGTACACAAAAAAGGCCGGACAGCTCTCCGCAGGGTAGGGTTCACCGCCCGGCCAGACGGCTCCACGACCAGAGCAGTCCAGTACAGGAACGAGGCAATAAGATTGACGTTCCTGCGGCGGACGACTTCGCGAAGCACTTAATTTCCGTCCTCGACTCTGTTCGCGCCGAAGGAGCTACAACGCTTCGGGCATTATCTGCTCCATTGAATAGAAATCGCCCCGTGGCGGTGGCGACCGGCATCCGTCATCGGTCGCAAATCTATTGTCCAGGATGTCGGCGTAGCCTTTTGATAGGCGGGAATTTGGCTTCCCTCTGACTGCACTTGCGCGTCCCCTTTTGTCAGGAACCTGTCCCCCTCGCTTTCGTTGCTTCCTGTGGCGCGTAAAGCCCCTTCCCAGCGAGTATCAAAGGAGAGGAAAATGATCGCTAAGA